GGCATCCCTGAGGTGATCCTGAGGTAGTCCTGAGGTGGCGCAGTGATCCTCAGGAAATCATGGGTGTTCTGTGGTAGACTAAGGTAGGCCGGGGGGGACCCACGACGCCCCGCCATGTTATATATACCCTCATGACCACATGGGAAGCAATTTGGAGGTCCATGAATTAGATAATTAACTTAACTAAAGTACAACTTAGGGGTTGACTTTTGGGGTGAGGCGGGTTATTCCTAAGAAATCCTAAGGAACCCTATTGACAAAAGAAGCTAAATATGTTATAATATAGTTATATTAGGTTGTTCATTAAGTATGTTATTAAAATTAATAACTAAGTTAATTCTTAAGATACTTAAGTTAGTCAAACCGTTAGGTTTGGGGTTTGTCTTTTAAAGGAGAGCGATATGAACTACGGTTACAAAAAGCCCGCCAAGAAAAAGAAGAAAAAAGCTAAGAAGAGAAAATGATAAACTACCGAGGCGAAAAGTTTTCTGGATATAATAAACCGAAAAGGACTCCCGGCAAGTCAAAGAAGTTTGCAGTCTTGGCAAAGCAGGGGGATAAGGTTCGGTTGGTTAGATTCGGTGATCCTAACATGAGTATCAAAAAGGATCAACCTAAGCGCCGCAAGAGCTTTCGTGCAAGGCACAAGTGTGATACATCTCCACCCAGTAAACTATCTGCACGTTATTGGAGTTGTAAGAAATGGTAACTGTCTTCCTACGTAGTAGGGCAAAGTCAGGAGTGATGAATGTCAGACGATACACCAGTAAAGAAGAAACGAGGTAATCCAAACTTTTACAAGGGTATGAAGGCCCTCAATCCCGAAGGAAGACCCAAAGGTTCCCTAAACAAATATACAAAGCTCTCAAGAGAACTTATGTCCACCAAGGGACCGGAGATTGTAAACAAGGTAATTGAGATGGCATTGGAAGGCGACAGGCATTGTCTGAAGATGTGTATGGACAGAATTATCCCTACCTCAAAAGCAGTAGAGATTACACACGAACATCAGGACTTAGGTGTTAATATTATAATCGAAGGTGTAAAAGCTGTAGAAGCAAAGGAAGCAAAAGAGCAGGAAGTATTTGAAGCAGAGTTTGAAGAAATAAAAGATGCCTGATCTAAAGGTTACTCTTCACGATGCTCAAATGCAAATCTTCAAGTCTGACAAACGATTTAAAGTAGCAAGTTGTGGCAGGAGATTTGGTAAAAGTTATTTAGCTGCATGGGTGCTGATTATTAAAGCACTCCAAAGTGAGGACAAGGATGTCTTCTATGTAGCCCCCACATTTCAACAAGCTAAAGATATTCTCTGGTCAATCCTCAAGGACGTAGGCCAGAATGTAATCAAAAGCACACACGAAAACACTGCTACAATTACACTGGTCAATGACCGTAAGATTTATCTAAAGGGATCAGACAGACCAGATACACTACGAGGCGTAGGTCTAGCATATGTCGTAATGGACGAATATGCCTCAATGAAACCAGAAGTGTGGGAAATGATCCTTAGGCCCACACTGGCAGACGTTAAGGGTGGTGCATTGTTTATAGGTACACCCGCAGGTAAGAACCATTTTCACAAGCTGTGGCTAGAAGCACAACTACCAGAAAACGAAAAAGATTGGGAGTCCTATCAATTTGTTTCAACAGATAATCCTTTTTTGGACCCCGATGAAATCGAAGCCGCCAAGAAATCAATGTCTACTCAGGCATTTCGTCAGGAATTTGAAGCTACCTTTGAAAGTTTTTCAGGTGGTGTATTTAAGGAAGAATGGATTAAATATGAAGATGATGAAGAGTTTGATGAAGATACGGCCTCTAAAACGGGTTCGTATGTGGTTTCAGTCGATCCGGCAGGCTTTGAAAAAAGCGATAAGTCCAGAGGACTAAAGTCTTCTAAACTAGACGAAACTGCTATATCAGTAGTTAAAGTAGTTGGTGATGAGTGGTTAGTTAAAGACATACACCACGGTCGTTGGAACATCAAAGAGACAGCAGAAAAGATTATTACGATAGCTGAAGATGTAAATGCAACGACAGTAGGAATTGAAGCAGGTGCGCTTAAGAATGCCATCATGCCCTACATCGAAGATGAAATGAGAACAAGAGGTTCTTGGATTAATCTTACAGATGTTACTCATGGCGGCAAAAGAAAGCAAGACAGAATAGTTTGGTCTTTGCAGGGCAGGTTTGAACACGGCAAGATCAAGTTTAGAAAAGCAGAGTGGAACCACCACTTTATAAGTCAGATGCTAGACTTTCCAAGTCCACTTTCTCACGATGACTTGTTAGACTCTTTGGCATACATAGACCAAGTTTCGGTAGCAGACTTTGCACAACAGATAGAACTAGACGAGTGGGAACCTTTGGATACTGTATCAGGATATTAATTTATGGATGAACTATCATATAAAGACCCTCAGGCATCCCTAGTTTCGTGGGTTATAAGTAAGGTGGAAGAATGGGAAACCCATCGTAACACCAACTACATGGAAAACTGGGATGAGTACTATCGCATCTGGCGTGGTATCTGGTCTTATGAAGATAGAAACCGTGAATCCGAAAACTCCAAACTAATTTCTCCTGCTACACAACAGGCTATTGAGTCAACTGTAGCAGAACTGGAAGAAGCTATTTTTGGTCAGGACATGTGGTTTGACCTGCGTGATGATGTTCTTGACCAAAACTCCATTGATGCTACGGTAGTTAAAGTTCTTTTGCAGGAAGACCTGAACAGATGTAAAGTAAAAGATGCAGTAGTTGAGTGTCTTTTAAATGCTGCTATCTACGGTACAGGCATTGCCAAGATTAATGTTATAGACGAAATAGATCGTGTACCAGTAGAAACTGCTGTTCCCAACACGCTTACTACAGATGTTAGTGTTCAGGAAAATGTAATTACTTCTGTAAAGGTTGACTCACTTACACCAAAAGAATTTGTTATTGATCCCTGTGTAACTTCTATTGACGAAGCTCTTGGTGTTGCACAGGTTGTCGCCAAGCCTAAGTATGAAATCATTGAAGGAATGAAAGAAGGGGTTTACGAAGATAAACCTTTAGGAAGTTATGACCATGTTGACTTTGGTTATGACGAAGAGTCGGATGGTGATTACTCCGATATGGATAAGGTTAAGATTGTAGAGTACTGGGGACGGGTTCCCAAGAAGTATCTTAACAACAAAACCGAAGGGTTGTTAGAAGAGTTTGATTATGAAGACGACGAGCTTGTAGAAGCTGTTGTTGTTATTGCAAATGATTCGGTAGTTCTTAAGGCGGCTGAAAATCCATATCTGATGAAAGATCGTCCGTTTGTGTCTTTTCAGCTAGATCGGGTTCCCAATAAATTCTGGGGACGAGGCGTGGCAGAGAAAGGTTACAATCCTCAGAAGGCTCTGGATGCAGAACTAAGAGCAAGGATTGACGCTCTGGCCCTTACAACACATCCTATGATGGGTGTGGATGCTACTCGTCTCCCAAGGGGAGTCAAGTTCGAGGTCAAAGCCGGTAAGACAATTCTTACAAACGGTGATCCTCGGTCAGCCTTGCTCCCCTTAAACTTTGGAAATGTAGCCAACACTACATTTACTGAAAGTGCTGAACTAGAACGTATGGTTCAGATGGGTACTGGAGCAATGGACGGGGCTAACAGTAACTTTGCTAACCCTCGTAACTCTACTGCTTCTGGTATGTCTATGCTACAGGCAGCATCTATCAAACGTCAGAAGCGTACTATTATGAACTTTCAGGAAAACTTCCTGATTCCTTTGATTCATAAGTCTGCCCTACGCTATATTCAGTTTGCACCGGAGCGGTATCCGGCAGGAGACTACAAATTTAAAGCATACTCAAGCATGGGTATTATGGCTAAAGAGTTGGAAATGATGCAGCTTATTCAGCTTATGTCCATGACTCAGCCGGGAACTCCTCCCCATGCCATGCTTCTTATGTCCATCTTTGATAACAGTTCTGTACCAAACAGGGACGCAATGAAACAGGCTATTGCTCAGACAATGCAGCCTGATCCAGCAGCCGCACAGGTACAACAAATGGCACAGCAACTTGAACTTATGAAGTTGCAGATGGAAATTGAAGAAATGAAAGCCAGTGCAATGAAAGACACTGCACATGCCGTCAAGTTACAATCTGAAGCTCAAACTAAATCACCTGAGATTGACATGGCTAAAGTTCAAATGGAACTGGCAGAAAAGCTGGCACGTATTGAAAAACTTAAGGTAGATGCTGAAAACGTAAGGTCTGAAACAATGCGTAATGGTCCTGAAGTTCAGCACCTACAGTCAGAAACTATTCTTAACCTTGCAAAAGCTCAGAACCAGTGACTGACAAAGAAATTCTTGAGGGACGTTTAAATTTATTTACCAACGACGCTTGGGTTTCCTTCACTAAGGAACTCGAAGATATGGCAAAATCGTTGGAAAATATACAAAACATACCTGACGAGAAGACCCTGTTCTTAAGAAGGGGTCAGGTGGATATGCTAAATATGATAATTAATTTAGAGGAAACCACCAAACTAGCGTTGGATCAATTAGAGTTAGACATCTAATCCCAACATTTTTTAACTCCATAATCTTTATAGACGGAGGATTGGTAATATGGATAGCATTGTTGTAGAAGAACAAGTCGAAACGCCTGAGGAAGCAGAACAGTATGCGAACATCGAAGAGGCTCCCGAAGTGGAACAACCTCAGGAAGAGCAAGAGGTGGAACTACCTGAAAAGTTCAAGGGTAAGTCGATGGAAGACATCGTATCTTCATACGAAAACCTTGAAAAAGAACTTGGACGGAAGGGTCAAGAACTAGGCGAACTCAGGAAACTAACAGACGGTATTCTTCAACAGCAGATTACCACACAAGAAAGCGGAACAGAAGAGCTTGAAGAGGAAGTTGATTTCTTCGATAACCCTGAACAAGCGGTCAGTAAAGTTATTGAAAACCATCCTAAGTTCCGTGAGTTTGAACAGCAGCGTCAGACACAACAGATTGAGACGACTACTGCCAAACTTAAAGAAGCTCATCCTGATTTCATGGATATCGTTGCTGATTCCAAGTTTCAGGAGTGGGTTCAGGATAGCCCCGTGAGGCAGCAACTGTTTGTTTCGGCACACAACTATAATTTACCAGCCGCTATGGAACTGATGAATAATTGGAAAGAGCGATCACTGATAAATAACACAAGTGAAGTCGAAGCAGAAAAAGCAGCCAACCGCGAACAAGCTATGAAGGCAGGAAAAGGTGTTTCCCGTTCTTCTTCTGAGTCTACAGCCGGTAAAAAAATCTACCGTAGAGCTGATCTTATCAGACTTAAAACTACTGACCCTGATCGTTATGAGTCACTACAGGATGAAATCCTAGCTGCTTATGCGGAGGGTCGCGTTAAGTAACCCTTATAAAGAAAGGAATTAAATTATGGCTTTGGGTACTGGACATCAAACTACCACAACGGGTGCAACTTTTATTCCCGAACTGTGGTCCGACGAAGTTATTGCCGGTTATAAGGCAAATCTCGTTCTCGGTAACCTTGTTACCAAAATTAACCACGCCGGTAAAAAAGGCGACACGATCCACATTCCAGCTCCGGTTCGTGGTTCTGCTAATGTTAAAGCTGCAAACACTCAGGTTACGCTTCAGGGCGACACCCACAGTGAAGTGCAGGTTAGCATTAACAAGCACTATGAATATTCCGTCTTGATTGAAGACATCACGGAAGTTCAGGCGCTTCAGTCGCTTCGCCGGTTCTACACCGACGACGCTGGCTATGCTCTTGCTACGCAGGTTGATACGGACCTGTTTACGCTTGCTGAAGGCTTTCAGGGCGGAACAGTAGGCGGCACAGGTGCGGCTCTTTATGAAAAGGCTGTTATCGGTGGTGATGGAACGACCCTGTACACGGGTAACTCCTCAAACGCTTCTGACCTGACGGATGCTGGTATTCGTGCCATGATCCTCAAGCTGGATAACGCTGACGTTCCTTCGGATAACCGTTGCATGGTTATTCCTCCGATTGCTGCTAACGACATGCTCGGCATCAACCGCTTCACTGAACAGCAGTTCATTGGTAACGGTGACGCCATCAAGACCGGCAAGATCGGTAGCATCTACGGCATGGACGTTTACGTTTCGTCCAACTGCCCGTCCATCAACTCCAATGCCCAGCGCGTTGGTGTCATGATGCACAAAGATGCTCTGTGTCTTGCCGAACAAATGGGTGTTCGTTCGCAGACCCAGTACAAGCAGGAATACCTCGGTGACCTGTTTACGGCTGATACGCTGTACGGTGTTGCGGAACTCCGCGACAACGCTGGTATTGCCTTTGTTGTACCTGCTACCTAAGTAGGTCTAGGGAGTCTCCGGTCTAATGGCTGGGGACTCCCACCCTTATACAGGATAAGCTAATATGATTACTCTTGAAGCAGCCTTATCGGATACCAGTTACAATCTAGAACTGGAAAAGATTAAAAACAAGATAGCACAGCTATATAAAGAATTGCTTACCAAGACTTTTAAACAAGCTAATCCTGCCGCAAGTATGGAAGAGTTGTATAGTTTTTTAGAAGAAAACGAATTGGAATTTAAAGATACTGAAGAGTTTGAAGACGAAGCGGCAGATATTGAAAACATTTTATCGTTGCTTTCAGATAAAGAAGACCTAGACCCTATTAAAGAAAAATCTTTTGAAACTCCTTCGGTAGCCTCCGGTAAAACACCGGGAAACAAATCAAATGAAAAAGGTGAAGTTCCAAACACCGTAGCATTAAAAGATTACAAAGGAGGATTGTTTACCCCTCCAGATAAAAAAATTAAGAAAGTTACAAAAGCACTTAAAACTCCTACTGGAAAAGTAAACAGAGTTATTGATGACAATCCTAAAGTAGACACTCAAATGCTAAAAGAAGTGTGGGATAAGGAACGAGACAAGCTTTTAGAATTGGTTAGACAACGTAACAAGGAATATGGTGTTGTACTATGAAACCTGTTAAAAATCGAAAAGCCGGTAGCTTTGTCAAAAAGAAAAAGAAAAAAATGACAGAGGAAAAGAAAAAGAAAAACCTTGCTCGTTGGGCAGGAGAAAGACTTAGGATATCCTAATGCCACGCGGAAGAACAAAACCTTTATTTAAACCCATGCCTAAACCACAGACTCCTAAGTGGTCAAAGCAACAGTTGTTTATAAAACTTTCTAACCAACGACAAGACGAAAGAGCGCCCTTTGATGATGGTGACCAAGCTCTTTACGGTAGTAGTAAATCATTGTATGGAATAGCTAGATATTCTTCACGAAGTTAAACACAAGAGGTAACAAATGAGCGATTATACAATTCAAGTTAGCTGGTCTGGCAAAGATGCTCTAGCCGATTCTGACTCTAATAAAATTATTTCTGGTGCAGATTTTAACACTGAGTTTAGTGCTGTTCAAACTGCGGTAAACACTAAGTATGACTCTGCTGACCTTGGTGTAACTCTTCAACAGTTTGATGCTGACACGTTAAAAGCTGACACTACTGATGAACTTACCGTTGGATATACTTCTGCAAACAGCGATGCAGGAACCAAAAGCAGTGGTACTTTTACTCCAGACCCACGCACGTCTAATTTTCAACACGCAGTTAACGGCGGAGCGCATACTCTTGCCCCTCCTGCTTACAACTCTACAATGGTAATTTTGTACAAAAACAATGCTTCAGCCGGAACTATAACTACAAGCGGATTTACCAAGGTTGATGGAGACGACCTTACGACTACAGACGGCCATGAATTTTTCATGTACATCACAAGGTATAACGACGGATCAACCACGTTTTCCGCATTGACTGTTAAGGCTCTTCAGTAATGTTTATGCCTGCGGTACAAGGCGGTCACTCTGTTAGTGGTGGAATTACGCTTGACATTACATCAAACACGTCAGATGTAAATATTCTTACATTGGCAACCGCTGCGGGATACAATGCAGGAAGTGATACAACAGCTATTACTGTAAACATAGCTAGTGGCGTTGCTATTACTGCGACGAGTGGTAACCCAGCAATTCGAACTGGTGCGCTAAATGCAGCGTCAAACCTAACCATTAATCTTGCATCAAGTGCTACTGTCTGTGGATTTGACGGGGCGCAAGGGTCCAACGGCGGGACAAACTCAGCGGGAAGCGCAGGTGGCAATGGCACCGACGCTATTAAATTTGAAATAACGTCCGGCAGTGGCACCTATGCAGTAGTTAATAATGGCACCCATGTGGGCGGAGGCTCAGGGGGAGGCGGTGGTGCTGGCGGAGGCGGATCGGCAGGCTGTCGGGCAACTCAGGTAAGTGACGGAAAGGGCGGTTATAGTTGTGGACCGGGAAACACATGCGGGTCTACAGGATCAGCAGGATCAGCCGGATCAAGCGGCGCATCTTGCCGCGCTCAGGACGGAACTGCTGGAACTGCGGGTAGCAGCGGAAGTACCCCCAGCAACGGCTGTCATGTTACGGTAAGTGCCGGATCGGGTGGCGCAGGGGGCGCTGGAGGAACGGCAGGTAAAGCTGTAAATAAAGGCGGTTTAACTGTTACGACTAGCGGATCAGGTACATATTATGGAGCAACAAGTTAATGGCTAAAGTTCTTATACCTTTTTCTGGAGGAGTAAATTCTACTTATGTACTTCACCGTTGGCTTACTGAAACGGATCATGAAATTATTGCGTCCTATTCCGAAGAGGAGTGGCTTGATAATGTAACGGATGATCCGTGGCGAGGGTCACGAGAAAAAAATGCAGCGCAAAACATGGTTAATTGGCTTAAGTCAAATGTTCGAGATTTTACGTTTGAAATTGTTCAGTGGCCTAACAGCTACGTTGAAAATCAAGTTCCAATCCGCGAGGGTTTTACTGAAACCGTAAACCTCGGAATTCTTGAACCTCGCTATTCTGGTTATAAATCTTTGATCGACAGGCATTTGCCAGATGGAATTGTAATTGGCATATCTTTAGAAAACACCGCAACAGATAGTTATGAAAGGTTGCGCGATGTTTTTGAAACGGACGGTGTTGATGTTTACTTTGCAGGTTCTCGTACCTTAGACCCTATTGCAAAAGGCGAAGCGTTTAATCACGACGCTATTGCTGCAACATTGTCTGGTAGATTTGAGCAACTAGAGTCGATTCCTACTGACTTACAGGCGTTAATGGCAGTTGGATGTGACTGTGATCGGCCTGAAGATCAAAAGTTTCTTTGCCTTCCTTGCGGTTATGAAAAAACCCGTGAAGTTTTATCTGATATGACCGGCAAAGAGTTTGATGAAATGTTTGCTGAATATGGTTCCTACGGGTCATGGCGTAGTGAAGCTGATCCTGCAACCTATAAATATAGGGGGTTTCCCTATCGCAAATTTGCTGAAATTATCGGCAAACCTGACAATGTAGGATTTGACTAATGATAAGAAGATCTTTCTTTCTTTGGGTTTTTGTTTTAATAACTCTAGCGGTTTACTCTACCACAGCTAAAGCAAATGAAATACCTTGTATAGGAAAAGAAGAAAGTCAGATATTTGAACCTTCTGAACTGATTCGTGGTTACGGAATTAGAGAAGGAGCTTTGATTAAACTGTCTGTTACTTCTGAAGGACACTGGATTCTTACACTATCTCCTCCTGAACTAAACGGAGCAGTTTGTCTAGTTTTTATGGGAACAGACTGGAAGTTTGTAACTTCTAAAGCTACTAAAGAAGAGGTTAAGTATGGAAGGAGCGATTGATTTAAGAACCGTATTAACCTTAGGAGGTGTCTTGTTTAGTGTAGCTGGAGCCAGTGCTGTAGCTAAAATGCAAATAAAACAACTATCAGAAGCTTTAGAAGACGTAGAACAACGTCTAAGAAAAATGGATAGCAGGTGTGACAAACTTAATACCTCTACAGAAACTCAGGAGCAACGCATAAATATTCTTGCTAAGATGGCTTCTCCAGAAAACCTTAGACGAGATCACATGCAACTAGCAGAAATGCTAACTAATGTTAAACAGCTTGAAAAAAATTATGACCGGCTATATGCCATGCACAACGGCAAACATCCGCCAGTAGCCAACGAAAGGAAAGCAGAATAATGTTAAGCTTAGTAGGATCACTTCTTGGATTTGCTACCTCAACTGGCCCCGGTCTTTTCAAGATGTACATGGAAGGCAAGCAGGATGTCAGGGACAAAGAGCATGAACTTAAGATTATGGCTCAACAGTCTCAAGATCGTAGAGATGAAGCTGTAATTACCAGTGTAGGTGAAACTAACATAGCGGTACATAAGAATGCCGATGAACACGCTAAACGTGCTAGCCAGTGGGTAGTCAACCTGTCTGCTACGGTACGTCCTTTGATTACCTACTTTTTCTTTCTTGAGTTTGTCCTTCTGACTTTCCTGTCAGCTTTTGGTCTTATCAGCGCAGAGTTGTTTGACAAGCTGTGGTCAGATGAAATCATAGGTATCTTTAGTGTCATTATCAGCTTTTGGTTTGGTCAACGTTTGGTTAGCAAGTGGTCTAAATGATAAACAAAAAAGGTCTGGAGTTAATCGAAAGCTTCGAAGGTTTTCGTTCTGAACCTTACAAAGATGTAGCTGGTATCTGGACAATAGGTGTAGGATCAATATACGGACTAGACGGAAGCAGAGTTACCAGAGATCACAGGCCAGTTACAAAAGAAGAAGCGTTTGGTCTGATGGAACGAGACTTAAAGACAACGGTAAACAGGTTAGGGAACCTGATTAAAGTACCAGTAAATGAAAACCAGTTAGCTGCTTTAGCTAGTTTTGTCTACAACATAGGATCAGGAGCCTTTCAACGAAGCACAGCAAGAATGAAGCTAAACAGAAAAGATTACTTCGGTTGTGCTGATGAGTTTCTTAAGTGGAAGTATGCAAACAAAAGAGTTATTCCCGGTTTGCTGAGAAGAAGAGAAGCAGAGCGGCAGCTATTTTTAGATGAGGAATTAACTGATGAGCTATAGGACTGTCATAGACAAGGTTTTAACGAGGCTTAGAGAGGACACCATTGGTTCTGATTGGGTTGGGGCTATCTCTTCTGCATCTGAAGTAGATGCTTATCAGAAGCTCATTGGAGAGCTTGTAAACGAGGCTAAAGATATTGCCGAGGATTCTTGGAACTGGACTGCACTACGTTCTGTTGAAACAGTAACCACGGCAGCTTCTACAGCTACCTACGATATGTCTAACGTAACCGATAGGACACGTATCTTGCAGGTTATAGACAACACAAACGATAACAAACTGAAGCAGATTAGTGACTCACATTTCTATAACCTGACTTACATCGGTGATACTCAAACTGCTAACCCCAGCTACTACCGTTTGAATGACAACGACATCTCCTTCTGGCCTACTCCAGACGCAGTGTATGATATTAAGGTACACGCAGTTATTCCTCAGGCTGATCTTACGTTAGCTGCGGATACCTTTACTCTTCCTGAAAATATCATCGTTCTTGGAGCTTACTCTTTAGCTCTAGCAGAACGTGGAGAAGACGGTGGTACAACCTCTGACCTTGCTCTACGACGCTTTCAGCAATCTCTTGGAGATGCTATTGTACAAGATGAAAACCGAACTGTAAACGAGACAACGTGGTATGCCAGCTAAACCAGTTACCCCAGTAATCCTGAAGGGTATAGGTTCTAAAGGACTTAATACCCAGACTCAAAGTTCTACGATTGGTCCTGAGTTTCTGACTGAGGCTAATAACGTAGTGTACGATCTAGAAGGTCGTATGGGTCCAAGGAAGGGTATAAAACAAATTACAACTGCGGTGGCATCTCCTGTAAAATCTATAGGAGAGTTTGTTAAATCTGATCGTACTAGAGAGTACTACGCTGGTTCTGGGGCAACCGTTGTAAAGTTAAACTTTGCTGCTACTCCAAATACTTTAGTTACTCAAACTTTTTCAGGAAGCCCTCAAACCATTACCGATAGTAACTGGCAGTGGATAAACTTTAACAATGAGTTCTGGGGTGTACAGGCAGGTCATAAGGCTATCAATTATGACGGAACAAACTGGAATGATATTGACGATTTAGCAGCATATGTTGCTCCTTCTGGAGTAACTACCTTTGATCCCAACTGCGCTCTTGGTGAGTTTGGTAGGATATTTTATGGTGGTATAACTGAAGCAAAGGGAACTTTATTTTATTCTGATAACCTAATAGGTGAGAAACTAAACACAGGTGCCGCTGGTCAACTTGATCTAAAAACTGTTTGGGGTAATGATGAGATAGTTGGTTTAGGCTCTATTGAAAACAAAATAGTAATCTTTGGTAAACAGAACATTGCTATCTACTCTGGTGCCACCAATCCAGCTACTATGGTTCTTGACGAACTGATTCGAGATGTAGGGTTAGCAGGTAGAGATAACATTGTATACGTAGACTCTGACGTAGTTTTCTTAAGCTACGAAGGTCTTCAGTCACTTTCTCGTGTACAGCAAAGTGATGGTAAGTCTCCTCTTGAAACTCTATCTCTTACAGTGCGTAACGACCTTACAAGGCTGTTGTCTTCGGCAGACGTGGCTAACATCAAGAGTGTTTACTACCAAAAAGAAGGTATTGTAATTACCTTCATGCCTGACGATAACAAAGCATACGTGTTTGATTTTACTGTGGGCAAAAGGGCGCTTCCCCGAATAACCACTTGGACATTTAAAGATAACCCTCTGTGTGCCGTTAGTACCCTAAGTGGTGAGCTTTACATGGGCTTATCGGACTCTGTTGCAGAATACGAAAAATACTATGATGTAGCTTTGGATGGTAGTGGTAATGATGTTGATAGTGATTACAACTGGCTTTTTCAAACTCCTTGGTTGGACTTCGGTGATCCTGTGCTTACCAAGATACTCAAGCAAGGTTTGTTTACCATTACAGGTGGTGAGGGAGCAGCGGCTACTGTAGAGATTTCTAAGGATTACGAAGAGGACTCTAAGTTTTCCAAAACATTTAACCTAACCAGCAATGCAGTTACGTTTTTATATGGTGCTGCAAACTCGCTATACGGAGCAGCTAAGTATGCTCCCGCTGCTAGTCCTAGAGAATACAGAGTATCTCTCGCCAGAGCGGGTAAAACAATTAGACTTAAGATGACGTTTGACGTAGATGGTCATTACTCAAGCTTGATTAACACAACGCTTCTTACCAAACAAGGTAAAGTTAGATAACTTTAAGAGGAAAAAGACATGTCACTTTTTGATATAGTAGGTGCAGGACTAAGCTTCTTCGGTCAACGAGAGCAAGCTTCAGCCGCACGGGACGCTGCTCAGGCTCAAGCACAGGCAGCTAGAGATGCGGCAGCGGCTGCAACGGATGCTGCTACGCCCTACACTGTAGCATCTCTCGGTGGTATAGCGGAGTTTGATCCAGATAAACAAGCTGCATTGCTTACGCTTTCTCCAGAGCTTACGGATATCTACCAAGGTGGTCTTGGCCGTAGCGGCATGTTTGGCACTCAGGCTGCTGAATATGCCTTTATGGACCCCTTTGCAGCAGGAGAACAGTTTTATCAGCAAATGCAGCCTTTCTTTCAGGAAGAAGAGGACAAGGCAAGAACCGACCTAGAAACACGTCTGCTTGCACAGGGACGCCTTGGTGGTACTGGTGGTGCTGAAGAACAGAGGGCGCTTGAAGAAGCTATTCAGAAGTCCAGAGCGCAGCGTAGAACCGCTGGGTTTACTCAAGCACAGTCTTTGATTGACACTCTTCTCGGTAGAGAACGTGGTGATATTGCTCAGTCTGTTGGTCTTCTTGATATTCCGATTCAACAGGCTAATGTTGGCCGTGGTGTTGGTGGTACTGTTGGTAGTGTTGCAGCGTCTGGTCTTCAGTCTCAGGCAGCATCTCAGCGTCTTCTTGCTCAGACTGCGGCACAAGACCCCGGCTTGTTTGGCACCCTAGCGTCTGGAATTGGTAACACAATACGAGTAAATTCTTTAATTGATAGGTTAAAAAAATAGGAAACGTAATGGCTACCGACCTTTCCCCTTTTCTGGTTAATTATCTTCTGAGCCAAGGTTTGTTTTCTAATAGACTACCGACGTCAGAAGATACTCAAGAAACCCCTAAAAAAGAACAAGAGCAAGAACTTACTTTTGAAAAAGTTCTTCAAGATATTTTAGATGGCGGTCTTGAGACAGAAGACACCACTTCAACTGCTTCAGTTCCTTCAGCACCTTCTTCAACAACATCCTCAACTGGGGGTTTGTTTGGATTAGGTGACATAGAACAGGCTATAAACGACGCTCTTTCTTTTGATCTGGAACAAGCTGCGGTAGATGCAGTTCAAGATGCTACTGGACTTGATTTAAGTTTTGAAGGATTGTTTGGTACGAAAGCTCCTTCATTCTTTAGTGATATTGAAAGGGCAACTCCGGGGGCTGTGCAGGATGCCATTATGAGTAGCCCTAATCAATCTGCGGGGGCAAAGTTTGGTGCTATGATGGGTAAGGCTTTAGGTTTTTTTGCTCCCGCTCCTCTTGTGGCTTTAGGTACGGGACTTAATATGGCAGGAGCTAGTAATCCCTTTAGTGCTGCTACCGATATATCCGTAGCTTACGATCCCGCAGCTAACGTAACTACAATTTCTCCTGATCCCGAAACGTTAGGGGAAGATGAACCTAACGTAACTAGAAGTGAACTTGGTTTTGCTGTTGATATTGCTGATATGATGAGCAGAGAAATGGCAGGATTGGCAGCAACACGAGATGTTGGAGGTCTATTTGGTCAGAACAGGTCTTCTATAGGTATAAACACACCTCAAGGTATAGTTGCGTATTCTCCCTTTGATTTTGGAAGCTTAATGGGAATAACTGGAGCAGTTGGTCCTTTAGACCCTATATCAAAGCTAACAAACTCTGCTCTTGATACCTTAGGTTTTGGTGGACCTCCCGGTCAATTCTCAGCTATGCCTGATTTTACAAGTCCCTTTGGCTTTGCTCCGGGTTACCACAGTCCTGAGTTTGATCCTTCAAATTTAGGAGCGCCTAGCATCGACAGCCCATCTTATGATCCTGATACAGGCGCACTTGACTTTGGATTTAGTGAAGGAACTCGTGGCCGTAGCGAAACAATGGGTGGTCCGTCTCTTGATAGCTTTGGAGGAGAGGCCGAAGGAGCCGCTGGAAATGACACTGACCCCGGCGATCAATTCTAATTAAAATTTAACGAGGAAAAAGAAATGGCAAATGGTTTGTTTAATACGCAGAACAATGCTGCACGGGTAATGCTACAGATGGAGGCTGAAAGGGCCAAGCGTATTCAAGACGCTGGTGCTGGTATGGACCCGATTGTTGCTTCTATGGCACGAGCGCAAGCAGGTATGCGTGAGAGTGTCGGTGACCTAACGAGAAGTGGCATGGGACTCTTTGGTAAAACAGCCGCTGAAGACCCTCGTCTTACTATGGCTAAAAAGGTTGATGCAGATCGTGCTGAAATACTTAAAGAAATTAGAGACTATGCTAGTGACGGAACTATCAATGAAAACGAAATGCGTGAGGGTTTTGCTCTTCTGGCTAAAAAAGGTTACATGAAAGAAGCCAAAGAGTTTCTTACTATGGCTCAGTCCATGAAGAAAGAAAAACTAAATGAAAGAAAAGTAAACGCAGATTTGCTTAAAGCAGCTAAAGATTCTGGAATGACTGCTGCTGATTATAATGCAATAAGAAAGTCAGCGGCAGAATCTTTAAATGCTACGTTTACAACTGATATAACTGGGAAGACAAGTATAACTTTAAATGGACAACCTCTAGATACCGCCGGTCGTAACAGGATAAACGCTGCGATAGAAAAAGCAGTAAAAGCTTGGGTTGACGCAGGAGGAGGAAACGCAGGGTTTCAAGCAGTTGCCAAAACATTTCCTAAGAATAGCGGTAAAACTGTTGGATCAAAACCTAAGAAAGGAAAAAAGAAAAATCCTCCTCCCCCTCCTCCCGGTTTTGGTCCATAAAGGTTAAGAATGTCTGATACAGCTTTCAACCCGGAAACAAGAGAAGCTGTTCGTTTAGAGAACAATAAGTGGGTTCCAACAGATGCTGCCTTTAACGACAAAGGAGAGGTAGCAATATGGGACGGCTCTAAATGGGTGGTTAGAAAAATTACTCCAGAAACACCTGTTTCTGAAGACACTCCAGCTACGCCTGAAGCTTCAGAAGATCAGGAACTAAGAACAGAAGACCCCTTCAAGAGCGAAATGGAGGCTCTTTCAAGAATAGCTGACAGGGCTAAAACTTCTGATAACATGGCAATGATTGCAAACGCTCAAACTGAACTTGGAAAATCATGGGCAACAGGCGGTAAAATATTTGCAAAGGTTGGTGAACAATTTTTAACTTTCTTTCCAGAAACTTTTCTAAACATTACAAAAGTATTAGCTCCAGAAACTGCGGAAAGGATAGAACAATCTGAAACTGGACAGGCTGTCTCTACCTTTATAAACAATCTTAATCCTACTACTGAAAATGAAGAATTAGCTGCTACCCTCGTAAGTTATTTGGGTCTTGTTACTGCTGGAAGACAGGTAAGTAAAGACACTTTAGAACTTCTTGTGAACAGGTTTGGCGCTCCTAAGGCAAAGAAAATTGCCATTGAAATGAACAAGCAGATGGGAGGTAAGGCTAGAGATTTTCAGTCAAGAAGGCAACGTGTTCTTATAGGAACAGGAACTGCTACGGGAACTGCTGCTACCTCTATTGCCGCAGATGTTGCTCTTCGCCCTGAAGACTTGATTCTATCCGCTGAACTGGTTGATAACTTTCCAGAAACTTTTGATTACATTGCCAGAGAAATTCCTTTTGGTGATGGATTTGTAAAGCTTGCCAATGAACTTCGCATTGCAGAAACTGACAGTGAAAGAACTAAAGTTCTGAAACAGTACGGAGATGCGGCTCTTCTTGAGCTTCCTTTGAATGCTGTAGTACAGTCAATTTTCACAGTTGCTAAATATGGTCCTAAGGCAACTATGGAAGCTGCTAAGACAGGGGCCAAAACTAAACTAGGGAAGCGTATAGCTTCTGGTCTACGTCCTGTAACGGAGACAGTTGCAAACATCAATACGAGAACTGGTAGAATTCTTACTTCAAGGGCAGCATTGCCAAGAATCGGTGACGATGATGAGATGATGCAAGCTGCTCTGAGTCTTCAGAACAGCCGTAAGTATTTTGAAACTCAGGTAACCTTCCGTCTTAAAGAACTCCAGAGAGCGCAGAAGAGGTACGGAGTTTCTGATGATGTTTTTAAATCCTACTTTAATACAGGAAAGGGTGACATAAACCCTAACGTAAAAGAACTGGTGGATGATTTTAAGGTATTGATAAATCAGAATGAGGCTGAGATTGCAAAGAT